TCGTTCTTCTCATCTTCTAACTCTCTTATTCTATCTTTTAATTCTGACTTTTCTTGTAGTAAAGCCATGAATTTATTAAGGTCTATTTCAACCTCATTCCTATCCATATCTCCACTGAAGCCACCCATGCCCATGTTGTTATTCATTTTTCCTCTATTATTTTTTAACTAAACTACCACCAAAGTACATACCAATAATGGCAGATACAAGGTTAGTATCTAGTTGTGTTATTACCAAGCCTTTAAAAGTTATCCACTCAAAGACTTCTCTACCATCTGTAAAGAAGAGAAAGCCCGGTTGAAATAGTGTGTATCCTACTGTTACATCTACATCAGGATAATAAACTGCTACAAGCTTTGGAAGTATCACGATTGCAAAGATTGATGAGAGTGCAATGATACGTCTTGTCCATTGAAACCCTACATTATCTACATTTCGTGCAGACTCAATAGCTTTAAGTTGGAACTCTCCTCTTGTAATTAATAATTTTTGCTCGTCTTGTCTAGCCTTTATACGTTGAGACCACAGACTTAATAAACTACTAAGAAGTGTAGAGCCAAGCATTGTTATAATTTCAAATGGGAACATATTAATCTAGTGTTAAAGTTGATTCAAGTAATTCGTTTACAGAGTCTATTAAATACTCAGGTATATCCTTTCCTAATATATCATCTTCGCTGTAAGCAATCATATAAGATTCTAATAGGTCTTCGTATAAAGGTCTAAAGTCTTCACGTTTAACCCAAGCTTCGTTACATTTAGTACGAGCTTTACAATCTATCCTGTAAGCTTTATCTAATTGTTTTTCTGTGTATAGGAGCATTAGACTTGCCCCATTACAACCTGCTGTAACTCCCAGCTACGTCTACCTACTTGTCCGTACCACTTACTATCTTGCATTTGTCTAGCCATTTCAAACCAGTTATGTTCTCTACAAGCTTTTAACATGTTACGAAACTTTGAAAGTCTTGTACCACCTAGGTTAAAACACATGTTGACTAATACACGTTGTATAGGTTCAGGTAAGTTATTAAACTCATCCTTATCTCCAAACACATGTATAGCTTCTGCATAATGTCTATCAAAGTCTATAGCATAATATCTATCTACCACTGATTGAGAAACAGGTGTACCAACTTCCCAATCATATTCGGGGTCATGGGGTTGACATAGATGACCAACTCCTAGAGTCTTATAGCCTAAACTATCCATATAAATCTCTAGGACTTCGCCCTCGTGTCGTTTAATCTCTGCTTTGCATTGTTCAATGTTCATATTAGTCGTACCTTATAAGAGGTTGATTGTAGGGTAATCCTGTTATTTCATTTATTCTATCGGCTGGATTCTCCAAAGCAAACTGCACAGGGAAATCTTTTGAAACAAGTCCAGCGTTTTCTGCGTATCCTACTCGTCCTCCTTTTGAAAATGTAGGTACTGGAGTAATTCCTTTTTCTGCAACTTTAGCAGATTCCATAATACTAGCATCAAAACCTATAGCTTCTCCAACACCCTCTCTCCGAGTTACTTCTTTTACTCCGGGTACTGCTGTTTCTAAAAATTTTAATGTTGATGTTAGAGGCTTACCTTCAATAACACCATAACCTGCACTAACAAAATCTTGCATCATGCCAATAACTGGATATAATGTTTCTATACTATCATCTTTATTATATTTATAATTACTTATTATTTTATCTAACCAAAAAGGTAGTAGTTGTCCAGAAAACATAGCACTATCGCCTATAAATTTTAAAAAGTTTTCTTTGCTTTCTAATGGTTGACCCATGTCTTCTCTAAACTCTTTATTAGGATTCATCTCAATTTGGAGTTGTCTTATACTTGCATATATAGGCATACTTCCTAAAATCATCAAAGCTAACTTAGCATCTCCATCTTCAACTCTTCTAATCAATGAGTTCGTTTGAGTTGTTTTTGCTTGTGCCCACGATAAAAAACTTCCTAAAAATTTAATACCCGGATTATTAGACTGAGCAAATAATCTTCTATTTCCTACTTGTGGAATCAATGCATCTCTATCAGCAGCTCTACGACCAGCTCTTTCAATTAAAACTTTACCCATTTTATCGCTATAGGCTTCATCCATATTTTTAAATTTACCTAGGTACTTAGCATTGTCTACGGTTAAACCTAACGAACTAAGCTCTCTAATTCTAGCTCTTTTTAATTTACCTTTAGCTGCCATTTCTCCTAAATCAAAAGCCCTAAAAGCTCCAGCATCAAAAGCAAACTCTCTTGCAAACCTAGTAATTCTTCCCAACTGAACTATTTCAAAAAATCTTTGTTGTTGTTTAACTAACCACCTTTGTTTTTTGTTTGTAGCCATTAAACTAAAATCACTAAGTTCTTTTTCTAAAGCTCCATTGTATCTTCTATTGTTAAACTTTCTACCAAATATAGGTTCTTTTAATATTTTTCCTGTTTCATCTCGTGCAGTTCTTAGTGCTAACGCAGATGAAGGTTTTAGTGCTTTTGAACCTTGCTCTCTCATTTGTAATTTAAAAGAGTTGTAAGCTGCTTTGTAACTTCCGTTTTGCATTACTTGAACTAAATCACCCAATGAAGGTAAAGCTACTTTTAAAAGTTTAGTTGTCGATAGCATAGTTTGAAGGGCAAGGATTAGAGTTCTGTATGATTCGTTTGAAGAACCAAATTGAGACATACCGTGAACTTTAAACATTGCATTAACAGTATCAGAAACAGCCTTAATATCTTCTCTAATTAATTTTTGTAAACTTGCATTAGTTTCTATATCTCCAAACTTAGAGTAGTAATCTCTAATATCTTGTATTACATCTTTTAAGCCTTGTCCTTTAGCTCCAAACCTTCTTGCAAACTCTGTAACCGGAATAGTGTTTTCAAACAATCTTAAGTTTGTATATTCAGGGTCTTGTACAAATAATTTTTTTGCATAAGCTCTGGCTTCTTGGTCAAATAAAACTCTTTCATTATCAAAAAATCTAGCAGATTGAATAATGGTTTCGTTGTCTTTCATGGCTTTACCATTTTGTTTAACCATTCTAAACATATTGTCTTCAAGACCTTGAGCAGTGACTATTTCATTCCTACGAACATTATCAGAGTTGTTAAGATATAAACGTGCCCTTTTTACCAATGCCTCATTACTTAACAATTCTACTTCATCATCAATTAATTTTTGATTTTTATTTTGTATTCTAAAAGCTTCAACTAATATATCTTCTGCTTCTTTTCTTCCAATTATCTCAACCATTTCTCTATCTAAAAGCTGAGTCATTCCATATGCATCTTCTTCTTTAAATAAAACACCTGTTTTACTTACATACTCTTTAAAAGATTTATTTAAACTTAAAAGTTTAGTAGCAATAGTTACTGCTTCTGAGTTTTCTAAATCTCCTTTTTCTAAAAACGAGTGTTTAGAAGTTGTAGGCATGTTGTGTTGTTGTACTATCCTACCTGCAGCTAAAACTGTATCGTCATCAAAATCTTGCGTAATATCAAATAAAGCTTTTCTATAATGGTCTTGAGATTTTAAAGTTAACTCTTCTACAGATTCTCCTAAAACATCACCCACATCAGCAGATACAGTTCTAGTCGCTAACATATCGTTACCAAACTTCTGTAAGACTGGCATTTCTGCCTGTAATTTAGCAGAGTGTGTACCAGAAATTAAAGGTTTTATTTTAGACCTAAAAGACCTTCTAAATATTTTTTCAGATTCTTCTAAGACAGCGTTTTTAATTGATTCAGAAACTTTAAATTCAGACCGTTCTAAACCTTTACTAAATTTACCAAACACTGCTCCTGCAATCATAGCACTATAGAAAGCTGTATCTGTTTCACCCTCACTAACCGCTAATCCAACCAACCCACCGGCTGTAGCCCCTGCCAATGGTCGAACAAACTCATGTACCATAGCTCTAGCTAAGTTTTCGCCAAACTCTCCTTTTAATTGTCCAGCATCGTAAGCTTTCTTTAAAGAATGTAATCCTATTACTGCTATATTTTCAGGCTGTTTAACTAAGTTAATGTCGTTTATTTCTTCTTGTAACTTAATAAGTTGTTTTTCATAATCATTTAAACTTCTTATTTCATTAATAAGTTTTTGTTCTTTAATAGTTTTAGTAGTTGTAAAACCCGGAAGACTTGGTTTAATAGATGGGTCTTTTAAATCTTCAAATAATTTAGTTTCTCTTCTTTTATTAATCCTGTTTATTTCAGAAACAATTAAATCTCGTTCCTGAAACTTAACTCCTAATGTACTAAGATTATCTTGGAAGCTTGTAATAAAAGGTTGAGAAACAGTAAAGGCTTCTTCACTAACTTCTTGTAAAGCTTTTTGAGTTGTTTCTGGTAGTGGTCCAACAAATACAGGGTCTGTATTTTTTAAAGTAGTTCTAATGGCTTTACCATCTTTATCCACAGTTAAAAGTTTATCTGTTTGTTTATTAATACCTATACGACTAGCAATAACATTACCTAATTGAGTACTTCCTCCTCCAAGTAAAGCTCCTAACCCTACATTACCAGCACTAACTTCCCCATACAAAGCTTTTTCTCTTAATGCTACGTCTGTTCCAGCTACTGCTGCACCTGCAGATACTTGAGCAAGTTTTCCTGCTTTAGCAATTTTTACCCAAGGAATAAAAAAAGTAACTGGGTCAGCAATTGCAACACCCATACGACCACTAAGAACAGTTAAGTCTTCTTTTTTACCTCTAAACTCTGGGAACTCTTCTAGTATTTTTTCTTGTCTATCTTTTTCAATTCTCTGAGCAGACTCTTTAAATGTTTCATCTGAAAACGTAGCTTGTACTCCAGCTTTTAAAAGTCTATAAGTACTTCCTGCTATAGTAGGTTCTTGAGCAGCACCGTACTGTATTCGTCTTGTTGTACTAATACCATCTAAAGAAGTATAATCAACATCTTCTTCGCTTAGTTGTGTTAAATCGTTTTTTAAATTATTATAAAAATTTTCTTCAGTCTTACTAGCAGGTATTTTAATCTCTTCTTCTTTTTTAGGCTCGACTGCTTCGGTGTCTTGTTGCAAAGTTTTTTGCATTAACTCTAGCCTTTCTTTTTCTTCTCGTTTTTTACGTTCTTCTTCTGTTTCTTCTACGGGAGTAGAACTTAAACGAGTTAAATCATCTGCAAGAGATGTAAAAAAATCATCTTGATTTATAGCCATAGCTTTTAATTAATTGTCTTGTGAGAATTTTTGATTGTACATATCTTCTAACATATCTACAAATACTGGAGATAAACTTTGTACGTTAGAATTTTTAACAGCATCTAATAGTTGTTTAGCTTCTTCTTTTGTTTTATATGAATTGAACTGTTTTTCTAAAGCTCCTAATTTTATCTCAGACATAGTTAATATTACATTATTATTACTATCTTTAAATTCTACTGTTACTTTTCTTTCGGGGTCATAGGTCAGTTCTTTTTCAGGAGTTTCTCCATTAATCTTAAAATTATTCTCAATAGCTTTTCTGATACCTATTTCTAAATAGTATTCTGCTGCTTGAACGTCACCACCAACATTTGTTTTTTCAAAATCTGCTTTTGCTCTTTTTGAATAAGTAAGAATTGAAGATACAAAATTTGTAGCTGATTCTTGACCCTGACCTTCCTGAATCATTTCATAGGCTTGTCGTATGTTTACGTCATTACCTTTTGTAAACGGGTTTTTCCTAGCATCTGTACCAGCAGGTAACTTAAACTTATATTCATCAAGAGTGCTTTTAGCTCTTATTTGAGGTTCAGAACTTAAAGCAGTTAATAAACTTGACCGGTGAGTAGCTACTGCTTGAGAACTCGTAGAGGTTGTCCCCAATACTTTAATACGTTCTTCTTTTGTCATAGGTTCATAAACAACTTTACTATTAATATCTGATAGTTCTTCTATAAATTTATTGTTTTCTTCAATGTCTTTTTGTATACCTGATACATCATATCCTTTAGGAAAAAGAGCAGACGAACCTAAAATTTGTTGTTGCTCTAATATAACTCTTTGTCTATCACCAAAACCTAAACCATTTAATAAATAACCACCAACACTGCTCTCACTCTCTATAGTTTTTGCAGCCTTATCTAATTTATCTTTTAAAGGTTTTATAAAATTAGTTTTAGAAGATGTAAGTTCTGTTTCAGTTCTACCGATGTTTCTAAAATCTTTATATAGTTCAACTTTTTGACGATATGCATTAATGTCATCTTCAATTTTAGGATTAACAGACTGTTTAAACGCATCTATATCTTTTATAGTTCCACCAGCTAATTCTCTATCTTGATAAACTTTATAAAGCTCTTGTCGTTTAGCATCTTCCCAATCGTCAACTCCAGTTATACCATAGGTTTTAGCCATGTTACCATGCTCTTTCCAAAACGTTACTCCTTTGTCAAACTGTGAAGCTCTAGCATCTAGCAACCCTTGGTTACCTGACCAAAACTCTTCAGCTCTTTTTTCAGCACGTTTTCTAAGTACGTGGTTTCCTACTTGAATCCCTAGCATTAATCCTGTAAATACTTTAGCTTTACGTTCTTGTTTTTTACTTTTCTTTTTAGCTGATGCTAATAGAGATTCACCTA